ACGGCTGGTGACGGACACTTTGGAGAGGTCAGAGCGTTTCTGATTAAATACTATGGACAGGGAACAGGGCAGGATATAGAACAGCCGCTTGATACTGTGACAGCCAGGGATAGATTCGGATTGGTTACGATAGAGGGTGTCGATTATCAGATCGTGGATATCGGACTGCGGATGCTGGAGCCAAGGGAGTTATATGGATGTCAAGGATTCCCTGATGATTACATAATCGACCATGATTACACCGGCAAGACATATCCGAGAAGTGAACAGGTGCGCAGATGTGGCAATGCAGTATGCCCACCGATACCTGCGGCACTGGTCAGAGCAAATTTGCCAGAATTGTGTGTTGCAGAGCGTATGCCAAATATGCAGATAGAAGCAGAGCAGACAGGACAGCTTCGGTTTGCCTAACCTTTAAATTTTAGAACCAGATAAAAAACCTTGCAATCATCATACCACCTCCCGTAATAGTATATGCTGCGGAGGTGGGAGATGATATGGAAAGAGAGGGGCACAG